CACCAGAGCCGCTTTTGCCAATTTCTTTTCTAAAAGCCATTAGTTTAACTCCTTATTCCCGATTTCTTTCCAAACAGCATCTGCCGTCTGTGCGTCACCGAATTTTTTATAGTTGTCGATTTTTTTCATAGCCTTGAAAGCTACAGGTACTTCCTCATCTGTGAAACCGTGGTCGGAACCATAGAAAGCAACAAGCGTATCTTTCATTATGTCACAAGGTGTCTTACCTGCGAAGTCGTAGGACTCGTCAAGAAAACTGACAGCCTTTTCTCTTACTTGGCTGTACTCCTCCATCTTGGACTTAACCATGTTGGCAACAGCGTCTTTAAATACGGCAGAGTCCTTGAAGTTTTCTTCCTTCTTTTCGAACTTCTCTTCCTTTTCAATTACGTCTTCGTCCATTTGCTCTTCATCTACCTGCTCGATGGTCTCTTCTTTGACTTCGGTCTTTTCCTCTACCTCTTCCTTAAGGGCTGGGTCGGACTCTTCTGCCTTAACTTTGGCTTCCATAAGCTTTGGATAGAGAGCCTGTAAGTCCTTAAGCTCCATCTTCATCACCAGATCAGGCAAAACGTTAATAATCTCCATTATCTCTTGGAGGTTAGCTTTGCCGTCTGCGTCAACATATCTGTCTAGTGCCATTTTTTTCACTCCTTTATCTAAGAAACTACATAAACCGCCACACCGTCCAGCCTCGACTACAGCCAAATGATGCGGGCGAATATCTCTTTGTTCAAAATCGTACTTGTCATGCTCTACCGTCTGTGCCACATAGCCTAGCGACAGTTCGTTCACTCCGTCACTAAGCAACTCGTACACATCGGGTGAGTCATACAGCTTGATTTTATGCTTAAGTGCAAGCGTGGTATCAGTTTCCGGCTGATCTACTTGCACAATCTCAACATCTATTATTTCGCCTATAACATTAGTAGGCTCTCTGTCAGTGTCTACGTGCCCGCTTGTGACAGGCAAGCCCTTCATACGTTCAGCAATCTTTCTTATCGTCTCAGGGCTTCTGTAGAGTCTGTATTTCTCGCCCTCCAGCCCGATCTCAAACCCTGCATACTCTTGGTATCCGTCACGTACAGATATGACGGTTTTTGTTTTGCCGTCATAAGTCGCCGAGTCTTTAAACGCTATACTCATTAGTCCGCATCCTCAAAATATGCGTTGTCAACAAGCAGTATGTCGAATGCTCCCCATGCGCCCACAGAGACAAATAGCGGATGAAATAATACACGTTGTATAAAATCGTAAACAAGTTTCTGTCTAGTCATGATATCTCCTTACTCTTGCGTATTATCGTCTAATACTATATTATAAGTGCAACGACAATTACTGACTGCGGTTGTCTGAGTAATGTAGTCGTTAGAATCTGTTTCGAGGTTATATATATGTCCACAAAAATCAACGGTTCTCTTATTGATGACGCTATCAAACTTATAACCGATGGCATGACAATCAAGGATGCTGCCTCTCGGCTGGGAGTAAATAATGTCACCCTTAGCACCCATCTTTGCAAGCATGGGTTTGAAACATCCAAACGTACGCAAGCTGTTGATGTGCCCAAGATAGAAGTCTGCTCCATGTATAAGAGTGGAAAAAGCGAAAACGCAATCGCTAAACATTTTGGTGTCAGCAGAAACGTTATTCGCAGAATCATTGTTAAAAACGGCATCACCCCAAGAACCCAGAGCGAAGCCGAAAAGCTCAAGTGGAGTCAAATGACTCCTGACAAACGAGCTAACCAGGTCAAAAAGGCTCATGAGTCCGTCAGAGGTAAGCCCAAGTCCATCGAAGCCAGGCGCAAAATGGCTATTGCACGTCATGAACGTCAATATAACCACCTTATCGGATTCGGTGAACCCGAATTTGCTGATTTTCTCCAAGAGCGTGGGGTTGATTTTGTCCGCCAAAAGCCTGTCGAGGGCTATAATATCGATTTCGCTATCGGCCATGTCGCCGTGGAACTTACCAGAGATACCGGGAGATACGCTTTTTTCAACCCCAAGGTTGTCAAAAGATGTAAAAATCTCTTCGAACGTGGGTATATAACGCTCTGTATCGAGTTCAGGACTATTGATGCACTCCTCAGAGCTGCGGACGATATAATCAGTGAAATCAATATCCTTGATAGCCTTGAAACCATCCCGAGTGAATATCGGGTGATTAGGTGTTGCTCTCAGGATTACACCATCACTAAAAACGAGCTCGGTCAATTCACCCGAGTAGAAACGCCTATAAAGTTTTTTACAAAACGAAGTGTAATTCAATTCTGAATCCCCGGGGAAACAGTTATAGTCAGTACCAGGATAAAGCGTTTTATTATCACAAGAACTATATAGTCCTTTATCTAAATCAAATTCTTTGCCGTCTCTGACTTCGTGACACTTGCGTACACGCTCGTCATTAGCCGTTACCCACATAGCCTTTTTTGCTCCGAGCTTTTGCGCCCTTAGCTTAGTAGCCAGCCCGTTAAACGTTGCCACCTGTGTTCTCGCTGTCAGCTTTGCAGCATTCTTGCGTTTGCTCTTTATGTTCCCTATCTCTGCGATAACATCATCTAGGGTGCGCCCTTCTGCCATAGCACGCAACGCATTAGCTGAGTAGTTAGATAGTGTTTCGTCCCGGAGTTTTTTAGTCCACTCCTGCGTCTCGGCTATCAGTGCGTTAATCTGTGGTGTCAACCCCTCGCTAAATGTAAGCTGCTTAGGGTCTATGCCTATAGACTCGCTAGCCGTCTGATAAAATAGCGACTGATTACGCCTGTCCACCTTGAGCAGAATGTCTTTGACAAAAGCGTCTATACGTTTGTTTGAGAAGCGCTTAATAAGCTTGCGTCTGGTTTTACTGTCCAGACCTTGAAAGATCTTTGCATAGTTACCTGTTTGTGCATCTTCAAACTTCTTAACCGTCTTCTTGTTCATGCTCTTCATTGTGCCGTTAATATACTGCTCTGTCATTGCCTCAATCATATAGGTGGCGAACTCTGCGAACAGGCGTTCGTATTTTTTAGGAGGCTTCGGAGATTTGACTTTCCGCTCTTTGGTTAAATCGCCTGCCATCACTCGCCACCAACATTAGGAAACAGTTGAGATAATATATCTTGAGGCTGGATGATGCCCTTATCTGCCAGATAAGATGCGCCATCCTCGCCCATAGCGTCTAGTTTAAGAGCGTTATCTATAACAAGTTTGTCATAGTTTGCCCGCTCTTCCGGAGTTACATTTATAGTTTCGTCAAACTTTACTTTCTGCATACCGAACTTTTCTGCAAGCTCATCTATAGGAGAGAGTAGGTAATCATGCTGATAGCCTCTGATAGTCTCTCGCATGATCTGACGTTCGTTATCACCTACTGAATTCAGCCCTTTTACGTTCTCGCCTACCAACCATGGTACGGGTATGCCAGTTACAAGTGATACACGGGATAGTGACATGTCCGATACGTCCTTAAGATGTGACAGTTGAGACTGTATGTTTATCACATCGTCGTCAACGTCAATCAGCCCTGCCGTGTATGCGCTGATGAAATCTTCAAGCAACGCAAAACGTTTTTTAATAACCTCTTCCTGCCCAGCCTGTAATGTCTCGTAAAAACCCTTAAGTTTGTAGTATATGCGTGAACCTTTTTCGACCATGCTAGCTGCGGAGCGGGTTACTAGCCCATCCTGTATGATAGCATCCCTGATAAGCTCAAACTCTGATATACCGCCGAAGCGATAGTTGGGCTTCTCAAACTCAACAGGCTCCTTGTATGTAAAATCCACTACACGGCTGTAGTGAAAATTGTACTCTCTGATAGTGTATATGCGGGGCTTGTAGTAGCGAGGTGATAGTAAATCCATGTCGTAAGAAGACACGCCCACGATGTCACCGCTAAAATAACGTATAATAATGTCCTCTGGTCTAATGTCCCTTGGGAGTGGCTCGCTCATGGATCCGCTGCGCTTATCACACAGCACAACTACACCACGCCCAAAAGCCAGCTGAAATTTAGCTGCCATATTGACCGCATGGGACAGCTTGGCATTGTATAACTCTTCGTCTGCCTTGGATTCGAACACCAGCGTGCCTTTAAGTGCGTATGACGTTTTAATGTCTACGATTCTGCTTGTGATGCCGTGTTTGTACATAGCCCTGCATTGCTCATCAGGTAAACGGTTAGACGCAACTACATTGCTGTTAAGCACGTTACGCTTATTTATCAGGTCGTTATTAAGGCTTTCCAGCCCATCTTGAAAAGTCTGTGAGTTGTCCATAATCACCGCCCGCACATTATGAGTGTAATGTATACACTTGTTCGCCTTTTTTCAATAGTTATGTTATAGCAGCCCAGTCTACGGTATCTTTGAGGAGTAATTGTTCAACAGCGTCCATCATTGGATCTATCTGGTCGTCATTGACACCGTTGGGGAATTGCTCGACCTCAGACAGGAAATCTGATAGCCACGGTGCGCCCTGTGGTAGATATACACGCCCGCTGGATATGCTCGGTATAGTATCCATAGCTCGGGTCACTTTGTCGACACTACGCTGTATATCCCCGACAATAAAACCAGACTCACGCCTCATAGTCTGGATGAGTGTAGTCCCGCTTACTTTGTCCTCGATGTACATACACGATAGATTAGCCTGCCCGTAGTCATGCGCTTTGTGCTTATTGTAAAATGCCCTTGCCTGTATCAGCAGTTCCGGAGCTTCCCATTTTCCACGGACAAGGTCTATCAAATATACGTTGCCGTCACGCCCCAACCCCCAGCACTCAAAAACGCTGTAGTCGTTGCTCTCTTTTGCCTTTTGCGCTGTGTCCGCTGTTATGATAATGCGTTTAAGTTTTGGCAATGCCTGATAGTATTGAAACCACTTGGGCTTAAATAAGTTCCCTCCATCAATAACCGGACTCTGTTGGTATAGAGACTGCCAGTTCGCTGTAGGCATCAAGGTTTTTTGATTAAGTAGAAACTCTAATGATTTGTGTTCAGGGAACAACGCCTCTCCCTTCTTACGAAACTCTTCGTCCTCTTCTGCTATCGCCTTAAAGGTCAATACCTTTACTCTTGGGTCAGTAGTTATCAAACGCCCCACGGGATCATCTGTGTGCCATCTGGTCAAAACAATAAGCAGAGCACCCATTTCGTCAAAACGTGTCCGGAAATCATCCGTAAACCAGTTCCATGTTTTATCTCTAACGGTATGACTGTTCGCCTCCTCCCTGCCTTTTATAGGGTCGTCAATAATGCCTATGTCGAGTGTTTCACCTGTTACCGAGCCTCTAACAGTCGTATTCCGGAATGAACCGTCTCTGCCGATAAACTCGATCATCTCTCGGTTACGTTGATAACCGTCAGAGGTAACTACTCTACGTCCATTGATGTTAGTTTCTGGAAATATACGCCTGTACTTGTCACGGATTAATGTACGCTGGATTTTTAAGTTTGCCCTTACCCCCAAACGCTCAGAGTATGAAGCGAAGATCAGGGTCTAGCCCTGCCATCCACTGAATAGCGTCTGTTGTAAGCTCCGATTTGCCATGTTGCGGGGGGCTTTGGAGTACAAGAATAGGGCGCAACCCAGCCTTGTAATCTTCATAGAACTGCTGTATAGCCTTACTGATCTCACGGACAAACCAGCCCGTTTTTAGCTTAAAGTCATGGATGTATTGCCTGTATGCATAGAAGTCTTTTCTCGCTTGGAGTGTGTAATATTGTTCCAGTAGTTCGATGTCTTCTGGTGTCATTTTAACAGGTCTAAAG